TCTTCTATCAGAGGCACATAGACGCGGCGGATCGTGCGATAGCCGACGAAGAAAAGTTGAAGCCAAATCCCGGCTGGGAAGGCATACTTTAACGGGTGTTGGGCCAGCCCCGGTCATGACACCGTGCTGGCCCTGCGCCGCGCCCAAGGACGTAATGGGGCGCGCCTTGTCGGGGTTTACCCACTCACCGACTGACGGGGTTGCTTTAGGCCGATGCCGCATCGTGCTTGCCATAGGCTACATCGAACCTGTCGCTTAAGTCTTTTCTTTTTGCCTTTCTGAGAATTATGCCAATTCGGTTTGCATAAGCCGGAGCCATAGTTTCGCCAAATTGAAGTTGATCTGAAATCTGATCTGACACGATTTTCACTTGAGCGCCCAAGTCATTTGCTATGGATTTAATATATTCTTGGGCATCAGACCGTTGAAGGAAGCTAAGTGCTTGGGGCTTTGGGCTATTGATAATCTTAGAAATTTGTGCCTCTGACATTGTTATGAAGTCAGGGCGTCTGGCGTCTTCCAGCGCCTTCATTCGGGCGTCAGAAGGCGGCTTATTTTTTTCTAGATAATCAAGTAGCGCAAAGAACCCCTGCCAATCCGCCTCTGGTATTTCCATGGACTCCTCCTTTGTTGGTATCTTTGTCGCCCATGTTCCCGGCTAAATCAATCTCTACCTTTCTCCCAATCCACCAGTTTCAAAGCCTCCGAAGGATCGACACCGGCGTCCTTGGCCAGCGCCATCGTCTGCACAATCGCGCCAAGCGCACGCGCACGGCCCCCAGCATCGAAAGCCTGCATCGGGCGCATCACGTCCAACGCGACAGGGCTGCCCAACTTCTCGCTGGCCTCTTGCCCGATCATGGCCGCAACAGGCATGAGCGCCCACTGTGCCAGGTGCCTTTGCGCTTCCCGAACCATCGGGCCGGTTGTGCTGATATTGCTCAGACCGGGCAAAACGCCGAACACCATCTCGATACTGGACCGCGCCGCCGACAGCGTTTCTTTGGTCATGGCCCGGCTCAGATCGGGCGACACATCGCTTGGCTTCAAATCAGTCTGAGGTGCAGGCCCGCCCGCCGCCGTCACGTTGACGGACTCGCGCACCAGCACCTTGCCCCGGAACCCACGGAACCCACGGGCCAGATCGCTCATGTCCTGATCGGGTGCCTCGGGGAACGGTATAACCGACGATCCAAGCGGCGCGTTGGCGTAAACCTCAGACAGCGCCGATTCCATCGTCTGCAACAGGCCAGCCGTCAGACGCGCCCGCCGCAGGGGTGACGTGCCGACATATGGCATGGACATATCGGCCCCGATCCGCAGATGCAGCACCTCAGCCGCCAGCACCGTTTGCGTGGTGCCGCCGCCGGTGTCAGGGATACCGACGCGGTATGCCACGGGCTTGGAATAGCGCGTTGTCAAATCCCAATCGGAACAGGGCAACAGGCCGGTGTCGCTGATCACGAACACCGCCTCACCACGCATGGCCAAGGCGCGGGCCGCAAGGGCCAGGACGCGCGGTGTCAGCATGTCGGTGCCGTCCACGTCCGCAAGGCTCAGGCCACCCTCCCAGAGGCTCACACACCCCTGCACCGTGCCCGTCAGTTCGGCCACGCCGTCCACGCCGCTGATATAATCAGCCCGCGCCTGCATCACCTGCGTGGTGTAGCCCGTGCCGCTTGATCGGTGTTCAATGGCAGGTTCTTTTCGTTTGAATGGCCACATATTCAAGCCCTCCTGTAATTGCGCAGCAGATCGCCAGCGCCTGAATTTTGCATCGCCTTGGCCACCCACGCCGGGTTGCGGTCCATCGCTTCTTTGATAGGTCCGATCTCCACAGACGTCCGGGACGCCCCCGCCGTGCCCGGATCATCGGCCAGATATTCAGCCAACCGCCGGAACGCCTCAGAGACAGGCGCAGGCACATCACCAGCGCCAACCTGCGCCGTGATCCGATAGGTGCCGTCACGCGGCAGACAGATGCCCAGAGGCCCGTCCAGCAGCGTCAGGGCTTCCCATGCCTCACCAGTCCACACATGCGCCACACGCGACACCATGGGCACCAGACGCGGGTGGAATTGATCGCCACCGCCGCCCGTCAACGTCCACACCACTTCCCGCACGGTCCATCGGTGCGAGGTGTAGGCTTCAATCCGCGCCCAGATCATCGCAGCATCAAGCGCCGCCGCCGCCGTAGACAGGCCCGCCGGTGCCGTTGGATAGTCAGCCGGGACCGCTTCAAATTGTTTGATCAGATCAATCATCACGCCCTCCAACGGCTTAGGGTGCGGTGCAGGCCATCGGTGTTATCCAACTTGGGACACACGCCCCAATTCCGCGCCTCGATTTCCGTCTCCGAATAGGCGGGACGGGACACCAGAGAGAGTTCAAACAAGATCGCCTCGAAGATTGTGCGGATCATTGCGCGGCCTTCGCTTGGGTCTTCCTCCGTCACTTCCTCAGCGTTCGGGACCGTCTGTTGCGGTGGAATGCGGAACCCCGGCGATATACCCACGATCAACCCCGCCGAGAGGGACGCCAGCACGTCAGACACATAACTGACCTGCATCATCTCAGCCGCAATCGTCGCGTTGAACACCAGCGCCTCAGGCGTGTCATCCAGCAGCAACGTGCCCGCGCCCCGGCTGGCAAGGGGGCGGTCGAAGCTATGGCCCACCAGCAGATGAACCTCTTGGTCCGTCTCGACGGAATGCCGGAACGCCCCCGGTGCAAATTGCTCTTTACGCGGTCGGCCCATGCGGCCCCCATCACTGAGGACCGCGCGGCTGTTATAGGGAAACCGGCCTTGCAGGCGGGCCGATCCGTCCGGTTTGCGGCGCAGTTCAAGCCCGCCGTGGGCAAAGCCGGTCAACATCACTGGATGCCCGTTAGAACGCGGGTCTGCACCGCGCGGCTGATTGTGGTGTCCATCGTGGACAATGCAGTCAGGCGCAGGCCACCAGATTGCGCATCGGCATACGGGTCACGGATCAGATCGACCGCCCCCCACAGGCCCACGAACACCGGCGCAACACCGCCCGCCGAGGTTGTCAGCAGCGCCTTGCTTTCCAACGGCGTTCCGGCGGGTGCAGGCAAGGCATTGTGCGACATGACAACCGTGCTGATGTATTTCGTCAGCCGCTCCCACTCGGTCACTGCCGTGCCGCTGATGAACGCGCCATCCATCGCGTCCCAGACTTCTGGACGGATCAACAGGCGCACCGCGCCGGGACCGGTTGCCGCATTGGCCGTCATGAACGCGACAACCTCAGTGCGGATAGCCGCCCAGGACGCCGCCGCGCTCAGATCAGTCTCAGCAATGCCCCAAGCCGTCGCGCCGGTGAATACGCCGGTAGGCTCGCCGCTGGACCCCGAACCGTTGAAGATTGCCCGGTCCATCTCTTGTTGCATCGCGCCCGCCATGTCGCGCCGGATTGCCTGTTCCAGCGCAGCACCAGATTGCAGCAGCGTCTTGCGGCTGATCCGCATCTGGATGCCCAACGTGTGATCAGGCTTCAACGGGCGGTCCAGCGTCGTGTAGGCAGACGGCCCGGGCACGTTGCCGAGTTCGGTTGCCTGCCAACCCGCAGAGATTGCAGACGTGGTGACAGGGGTTTCCTGCCCGCCGGTGCCGATATTGATCATCTGGACGCCCATCTGCGCCGCGACAGACGCCGGGAACAAACGCTCGATCAGTGGACGGGTGACAATCGGATCAGGGGTGCCGCTGGCAATGGTTTCGCCCGCGCGGGTTTCAAGCGCCGCATAGGGCACGGGAATGCCGCGATAACCGCCTTGCGACCGCAGTTCGGTGACGATCTCTGCCGTCTGGCCAGACAGGGCCCGGCCTTCGTCAAGAGACAGCGCGACTTGGCGCATCTCGAAACCGGACATGATCGCATTCCATTCCTTTTCGGAACGGGTTTCAAGTGCGGCCCCGGCTTCCCGGCGTTCGGTATCCTCGGACACCAGCGCAGCCCGGAACCGGGTTTCGTTGGTGCGATATTCTGCATCCAGCGTTTCCATGGACCGGGTTTCGTCCGTAGTGGGCGCGTCCTTGCCCACAAGGCCAGCGAGTTGCTGACGGATTTCCGACTGACGCCGGGTGATTTTCAGTGAATCAAGCATGGTAATTTTCCTTTTGCTCGGTAGGGTTTCGCTGCATTTCGCGCAGCAGATCGCGCCATTGCTGGCGCTTTGGGGTCAGGGGCTTGTGCCCCACCTCAATTCGGGTTTTCCGGGCATGGCAGGCACCGCAAAGCATCTGTAAATTGCTCAGCGTGTAGGCCAGTTCTGGGTGTGTCTTGACGGGCAGGATATGATCACATTCCAGCCGCTTATGGGTGCCACACTGGACGCATTGCCAGTTGTCACGGTCCAGCGCCTGCATCCGCAGGGCCTTCCAACGCGGGCCGCGCGTCACCTTGGCGCTATGCCGTTTGTATTCGTTGCGCAGCTTGCTCATCGCCGCACCTGCAATTCGTAGCAAATCACAACGCCATCCGGCCCCAGGACGCCAACGCGGTGGATGCCATAGACGATTCCGCCGACTGTCAGCGTGTCGGACGTGTTCGGTGCAACGCCCGCCGTCATGAACACCCGCAAATCGTCGCCTGCGATGGACAGACCGGCAAGTTCCTCAATCGTGTAATTCGTCACCGCGACCGTCACGGTGTGATTGACCGGCACACCGGGGACAGGTGCCCACGGCGGGCCAGCCGGTGGCCCCAGTTTTGTCAGTGTTGCCGTCTGCCCGAACCGGGCAATCAGCCGCGTGGCCGTTGAAGTCATCCCCATGCGATGCGCCCTCCTTTATGTTGTGGCCTGCCCATGATCCGCGCGCCCTCAGCAACCGCCAGAACAGCGGCACAAGCGGCGTCGATACGGCCCATCGACCGGCCCTTGACGATTTTGGAATTGCCCGCCGGATCAATGAACACCGCCGCCTCGCCAATGGCGTGACGCAACAGCAGGCTTTCGGAAACGTGCAGGTTGCCGTCGAACACGAACCGCCGGAACCGTTCAACGTCTTCGCTGCCGTCCTTGAACCCCATGCCGCGCCAGATCACCGGGGCGCGGTTGCCGATCTCTGCCAGCGCGTCACCGATCTCGGATTGCTTGAACCGATCGCAGACAATCGCCGCGACCGTCTCGCCCTCGACGTGACCGACAACCCGGCGCAGCCATTGCGCCAGCGGCACGGTTTTCTGCCCCATCAACGCCAGCTCGCCGCGCTTGTGCATCTGCGAATAAAGATCACCGACAGCATCGCCCTGCCCACGGGCCTCAAGTGTCGGGACAGTGCCGAACGCGCCCCACGCTTCCAGCCGTCCAGTGTCGGGCCAGAGATAGGCCACGGCGCTCATGGATGCCGACTGGCCTTGATCCAGCCCGATCACAACCGGCCCGCGCCGGGGTGGCAGATCGTCGGTTTCGCACGACAGCCATTCGTTCAAATCCAGCAGCGCATCCCGGTTGTCCTCAGACACCCGTTCATTGCGAGACAGCAGGCGGAACCGCGACAGGGCAGAGCCGCCACGGGCCAACGCCAGCGCCGCGTCCTCTTTCAGCCGCGTCATCGTCGGGCCGATGCCATGCCGTGAACCGGGATTGGCAATCGCCAAACTGTCCAGATCGTCAACAGGAAGGTTCGGTGTCGGGCGGTGTTCTTGGCGGTAGACGCCGGGTGCATCCCGATCCAGCCAAAGGCTAAACGGGTGCATGTCATTGCTGGCACTGGTGGATATGATCAGCGCCTTGCCGTCGCGCTTTGACAGACCTGTCAGCAACGCCGCTTCCAATTCGTCGCCCTGAGCAATGGGCCAATGGCCGCGCTCATCCAGCACCGCCAGCGTCGGGCTACTGCCAAGCGCAGACTTGCCGTCTGCCGAGATTGCTTTGATCAGGTGCGGGCCGTTGTGATCGTCATACTGGATTTCAAAACGGGGTTGCCGCCGGATCGTGATCCGCTCCTGCACATCGTCGGGCAAAGTGGCGATAAATGACGCGCAATAATTCCAAGCAATTTTGGCCTGTTCTTGAGTTCGGGCCGCGATGATCACTTCCCGCTCAGGCGCGTCAGACCATGCGCCCAGCAATTCACCGGCGCAGAGCATGGCCGAGATTGCCGACTTGCCATTGCCGCGACCGATGGACAGGCACGCGACGTTCACCCCGTCAGCGAACGCCCCGTCGATGAAACGGTTTTGATATGGGGCCAGCTTGACCGCACGCCCCGCCAGCCGCCCCGTGGGGACCGCCAGGGACTTGCAGAACCGCTTGACTTGGGTGGACCGCTTCATTCCTGCCACCGGGCTGTGTGTGTGGAATGAAGACCCACCCCCGCGCCCCCTGGGGGGTTACGGAAAGGGGGCATTGGGACCAAATCAGCGTCCAAGACCGTCAGCGTCACAATCGTCACACCTCCTAGAGGTGTGTGACGTTGGTGACGGTAAATCTGACCTGCACAGGTGACGCACGGTGACGTTGTGTGACGTTGGTGACGGTGTTCCTCAGTCATCGGCTTGCACCCTCCACACATGGTCGCCCCACTCGCGCACCTCATCCATGTCCATCAATTTGGTTTTTGCCCGCATGAACGCGGTGCGCGCGGCGCTATCGCTGGACCCGGTAGTCAGCCCGTGGACGCCACACGCATCGCGCCAGTGATCCACATGGACCACCTTGCACTTGCCGGGGTAGCCACTGCCCGTCTTGCTCGTGCCATGGTCTCGCAAGGCGTCATAAAGGGCCTGCATTGCCACCTCGTTCTTGCCGGTCAAGGGCTTGCGCTTGGTTTTGGGCGGCTCACTGGCGTCCACCACTGCGCTTGTGACCGGCTCACCGTCCTCATCCATGCCAAGCATGACCGAGCGCAGATTGAAGTGCAGCGGCTCAGGCGGTTCTTGGTCGCGTTGTTTGCGCGATATGATTTCCCATTCCGATGTGACTTGGATTTCATTATCCACCGCCGCCCTGAGGGCAGACGAACCACGCGCCCCACGGTCCTCATCCTTGCCCGTGTGGTGGATCACCATGACGTGCGCACCCGTGGCCTCACGGATCAGATCACAGTTGCGCACAAACATGGCCGCATCCTTGGCCGTGTTCTCATCGCCCGCGCCCATAGACCGGGCCAGCGTATCCACCACAACCAGCGCCGGGGCCTCATCCGGCATGATTTCACAGACCGCCACAGCGTCACCTTGCCCGTGCAGGTCCAGCCCGACCGGCAACAGGGTGAAGGGCGCAGACGCCATATCAGGCCGATCATGCTTGATTGCAGCAAGGCGGTTGCGGATACCCGCGCCACCCTCAGCAGCGATGTAGAGGACAGGCCCGCCGTTGACGCGCAACCCGCGCCATGACTTGCCCGCCGCGATGTGCATGGCAATATCCAGCGCCACAAACGTCTTGCCCGCGTTAGAGGGGCCGTAGAGCATCGAAAGGCAATTCCGGTCCAGCCAACCTTTGACCATGTAGTTGCTGGTCAGCACCGCCTCGATTGCTGACAGGCTCACAAGGCGGGTTTCAATCTCATAGGCGCGGGAACGGCGCATTTCGCCCATGTTGATCACAGTCATGGCACCCACCTCCGCGCAATGTCGGAAAGGTCAGCACCGTTCTGACGTGCGAGCGCCGGGACCGTTGCCCAATTTACGCCGTTTCGCTTGAAGCTGCGCCACTTGGCGACAACCTCACCATTGCGATATTTCGCGCCGGTCGCGCTCCACCGATCAGCAAGGGCAAGCCCCTCATCAGAGCCGTTGAAACGGTTGTGCAGAGCCATCAGGACGGAAACCCAATCCTGATAGGACATATCCGCCGGAATGTGGGTCAGCAGTTCCTCAACCTCGCCCGTGGGCGTGATCCGGTCAAAGGTGCGGGCCGGTGCGGGTGGCGTGTGCAACAGCATCGCCCGCAAACCCATCGGGACGGGCGGCAGATCGTCGGGAAAGAACCCCAGATAAGAACCACCCTCAGTCCACGAACCGGGCGCGACGACATAGCCGCCTTCGCCGCGTGTGTCGATTTTCGGGCCTATCTTGGACGTGGTGTTGCGGCCCCCGTCAAAGTGCTGGCAATAGATGTGACGCCCCCCTGAGGGGGTATGCAC